TCACTATTCAAACGTAAAAACCCACCCTTCCTGAATCTGATAAGGGCTTGTGTAGTAGAGTCAACTAAGTCGTCGTGGTCTGAATTTGGAAATGCTGCCATCTCTTCTATCAGCTCATCCGCCCATCTGGTCCCGGGCGCCCACACTTTACCGCTTGCAAACAAATCAGATACAGAATTGATCCTCACCATCTTATCATTCCCCCTGCTAGGAGTAAATTCAGATACTGGAATTCCCATAGCCCTTAGTTCAAAAATCAAAGGAGCTCCGGAAGCTTTTGCCTCAACAATAAAAGCATCTGGCTCCCACTCCTTATAGTGGTTGAACGCTTTCTCCTTTAGCTCAGGAAACTCCATCCTCTTCTTGAACGCATCGAGCAAGATAACATTAGGATCATTGGGGTTCTCGTCTTTATAGAAAACACCCCAAGTGGTACAGGCTGAGTAGTCGCTTCTCTCTGACTTTGTGAACGCCGTGTCCCAGCTCTGGATGATGAACTCACACGCAGGAGGACGGTCTGGCTCCCATATCCTCCACCACTCACGCTTGACAATCGCACCCTCTTCAGATGTTGGGCTTTGTTGGTACTGGGCGTTCCACTTACCTGCGGGCAGTTCTGACTGGAGAGACAGTAACTCTTCGAGTGACCAGAACTCTGGCCAGAGAGGGTTACCGCTCGGAAGGATGGCGGGGAAGTCTATTACCTCCCAGTCGTCGTTACCTTCTTTATCAATAGAGGATTGGATGATGCGGCCGGTTAGGTCTTTCTTTGACCAGCGCGTCATAACTACGACGATGGAGCCACCCGGTTGGAGACGCTGGCGCGGTCCTGACGTATACCACTCGTAGACCTTATCAAAAATCTCTGGGCTCGTTGCGGCTAGGGCGGCTTCTTGTTCTGAATGCGGGTCATCAATAATAAGGAGATCCGCTCCTTTACCAGTAACGGTACCCCCAACACCAATAGCAAAATACTCGCCACCAGCATTAGTAGCCCATCGACCAGCAGCCTTGCTATCAGAGCGGAGATTGACGTTTGGGAATATCTTTGCATATTGCTCCGAATCTACTAAGTTCCTGACCTTACGACCAAACCCCACCGCAAGTTCCGCTGTATTAGAAGTCTGGATGATCTTCTTATTAGGATACTTCCCCAAGAACCAAGCGGGCAAAAGAAAAGATGCAAACTCTGACTTCGTATGCCGAGGAGGCATATTAATGATCAAGCGCTTTATTTTTCCCTCTGCAATCTCTTGGAACTTTTTCGCCATGACCTTGTGGTGGCGTCCATCAATGAACCCCGGCCACATTTCTTTGACAAACTTCGTAAAGTCAATCTGGGCTTTCTCTCTCTTAAGAGATGACTCGTACTCCGCCAAAGACTCAAAGAAAGCCTCTTGCTCATTGATGGGGAGTTTGGAGATCTTCTCCGTGATAGCGTCTATGTTCATTTGCCGCACGGCCCGAGAGCCTCTAGGTATTCGTCATCAGTGGGCATGACGACTACTTCGCTCTGGGTTTCAATCCAAACATGAGCACCGCATGACAACGGTTTATCGGGAGAGTAGACAATCTTGCTAGGACCTAAAACACTCACCTCATGGGCGTACCTGTTTTCCTTGTAAGTCTTCACAGTCAAGACAGGATCATTCGCGCCGTTCTTCCTGTTGGACTTGATAACGTGCTGGTTCACATGGATGATTGTCTTCACATTAAGTTCCTAAACTTTACATGGCTAGGACGAATAGACCGCGCGCTATTAGCCAGCCTCTTACACGCACCCATCTCTACTAGCTTCTTCATAGTCCTGTGGACATTACCCCTACCCCTGTCTCCAGTCATAAACATAACGTCGTCCACAGTCGGGCCGTAGCCGAACTTTTTCCACCATTCGTCTATAACTAAATATATAGTTCTCTGTTTCTCAGTCATATCATTCACTTGTAATACTTTTAGGGTGGAACAAGTTCCAATTTTAATGTTTCCAAACAATCACGGGCGTTCTCTCACCCATATAAGCACCTTCGATATTGAACTCAATGTACTCAATAGCTTCGAACTGCTCCATACCGTCGCGCTCCATAAGTATCTCAACTATCTCATCGCCGTCATAGACAAGCACATCCACCCTAGTGTTATCTCTCCATATACAGGATGTACCAATAGCAGCTTCATCAAAGCCATCAATCTTCAGTAGATCGGAATCCAGCTCATCAAAATCAATCATGTGTTTCTCCAAAAATATACCCCCACCCCTTTTGTATCAGAAAACATAAGGGGGCCTATTGCATATCCTCAAACTTCTCTGTCGTCTCACCAATCTCAGAGGCATCCCCCCGAAAGCTTTTTTCTGAAAACTTTTGTGTAATATTTTCTGATCGATTGTCTGGAATAGTATGTGAAGGTGACACCCACGCGCGCCCGTCGATTTGGGGGTCTGCCCCCTCGGTGGGGGCGCTGGGATCGCTAATTGTTGGAGCTGGGGCTGGTGCAAGTTCCGCTAGCAATGACTGCGCGCTGTCGTCTTCTATTAGCTTAGAGTCCACATCGATAGCTGTGCCAAGTGTTGCGAGTAACCGCGCTCTGATATCTGTGCTCCGATTGACTGTCGTGATCTCCTTGCGCTCCACGAATGCCCCGACCTCGTACAGTTGACCTAACAGGCGTAAGCACTGGACACGCGCACTGGGTGGGAAGTCATCGTCCAAGCTGTGTTGCACCAGCTGTTGCACCAGCAATGCCTTCAATTGAGTAGGAGTTCTATGTTTCTCTGCCTCTATTGCCAGCTTATACGCCTCTACTTCCGTTTGTATTCGGGTATCACGGCTCAGGCGACAAGCATTATCCCCTTGGGTCTTGACACTTGCCTTAGTGTTATAGCTCTCTCTGTAGCTTTGTGCCTTAGTCTTACCTAGTGCGAGATTGCGGGCGAACTCCCTTTGCTTACTGGTTAAGTTGGCTTTCTTATTGGCTCCGCTACTTAGTAAGCTCTCTATTGGGATCTGCTCTAACCCTTCTTTGATTTGCGCGCGCGTTAGTTTCTGTGGCATTGTGTTTCCATAGGTATATCTGAGGAATAACCACAAGCATAACCAAACCCGCGCTCTAATGCAAAGCACCCTTACATTTGCTTGGCTGATCAGTCTATATCTATGTAACTGGAGTAACCATGATCTATCTAATCTTTCTCATTGCTTATCTATCCTTCGCGCTCTGTGCTCTTGGAGCTGTACTGTCTAACGACCACGACCGACGCCAAGCTGAGATCCGCGCGCGCGCTCAGGCTGAGTTGGATGCACTCACACGCGATAGAGATGAGTTCGCTCGCACTCTGTAAACCCAAGCATTACAAAAAGCGCTGCAAACTGGCACTTGTTCCACCCCAAAAGTATTACAGGGTAAGTCCCTATAAAAATAATGCTTGACAAACCATGTCAACGCCATACATGATAGAGGCGTTAGTCATGTGTTGTGCCTAACAAACCTAACCTAAAGGAGTCAGATGTATACCGCTCAGTCCAATAGAAATGGCAATGTCATTGTCTGTAAAGATGAGACGCCACGCCAGTCTTACGAGATCATTCACACAGGCACCTATCAGGAATGCCTAGAGATCAAGGTGCGCTACATGGCACACATTGAGTCTGCTAAAGCTTTGATTGCAATGCACTTTGGGAGTTACAACGCATGATCACGATCATTATCAAAACCGACAACGACGCATTTCAAGACAACCTATGCGCTGAGGTGGCATACATTCTTGAGTCCATGGCTACTAACCTATTGGAAGAAGGTGGCATGGCACTCAATCGCTCTGTCTATGACAGCAACGGCAACAAAGTAGGCGCGATCACTATGGGAGACGAATAACATGATCACACGCAAGCTCACATTCCACGCTGATCCTGCACATGGCTGGTTAGAAGTCCCCGCGACTGATATACACGCCTTGCACATCATCCCCACGCACTATTCCTACATCCATGGCGATAAAGTCTTTCTCGAAGAAGATTGCGACGCCAATACATACCTCGAGCGCGCTAAAGACGCTGGCTGGGTGATCAACATCACTGAGAAATACACCGACCGCGATTCAGTGATCCGCACATATGACCGCATCACAACCGAGATGTTTTGGGTTTTAAATTGGAATACACACCAGCTGGAGGCATCCAATGAAGATTGATAGAAACAATATCGTTATCACCACGACGATAACCCTTCACCTAACCCCGCGCCAATGGCACTTGTACACGACTATGAAGTTCGTCGAGCTGGTGGCTGACTACCTAAACAAACATGTTGCCGACGCATTCAACCAGTGCGAGACACGGAGCGAAGCGATAACGCAAGCTGAAATCGCGCTCGAAAATGTCAGCGACTTTGGTGCCAGCGACACGGAACCACGCGAAGTTCTTTATTGGTTAGCCGATAAATTCTACGGAGAAAAATCATGATCATCACAGGCAAAGACAACATCGAGCTGTTCCGACTCATGACATTGCGCCAAGGCCTAAAGCTCGAGATCAGCGGGCTCAAAGTCTCTCGGGGCGTATCAATACTCAAGATCCTGAAGAAGATGGGATACACAGGCACACGCAAACAAATGCTCGCCCAGCTGGACGAGATCCACGCACAAATCCACAGGACAACTGACGAGGCTTGATTAGCCGAAACTGTCGAGAGACAGTCTTGTTCAACAACTGGAGTATTTGAAATGGAATTAAAAGTAATCAGAGGCCTCATACAGGCAATGACATGGATGCTGGTGGGCATGATCGTGATGGCGCGCACATATTGCCACGACCTTGCAATACCCGAAACCAGTCCCCTCTACATCGGCTGGGATACTGTCGCAATTACAGCTGGCGCGCTGGTGATGTTTCAATTGTTGTTATGGCTTGATCCTTCATTCAAGGAGTAATCATGATTTACACAGAGCACGATTACTTCCAAGCTGGCTACAAGTACGAGCGCGGGCATTCGACCATTGCGTTCACGATTCGATCCATGCTGGAAAAAGAAAAACCGCACGACCGCACAGAGGCGCGTCACTTAATCTCAGCTGGACGCGCAGAAGCCCTCCTCACAACCAAATTTAAGAAAGCAGCCTAATGCCAACCAAACAAGAAATCCACGAGTTTTTACTCGAGCTCCGCGACTCAGGCGAAACCAATATGTTCGGAGCTGGTTCATACCTCCAAGAGGAATTTGGTATGACTCGCTACGAAGCAAAAGACGCGTTACTTGAGTGGATGCAATCATTCAGGACGCCAGCCTGATGCGATTGATCTCGATCAAGACCGCTCAGGCGGTCTGTGGTTCGCTCACACAAACGAGCAAGATGCCATGCAAGTCTTACAGTCTCCCAACCGAGGCTTGCAAAACTGGCTACAAAATGGCTCAACAAGCTGGCTCCGTGTGCGCCAGCTGTTACGCTGACAAAGGCTTGTACGCGCTTTACGCTAACCGCGTAAAACCCGCTCAGTTCGCTCGGCTCGACTCACTCAGCGATCCCAGCTGGGTTGACGCAATCGTTAGCTTGATTGGTGCTGACAGCTACTTTCGGTGGCATGACGCTGGTGATCTACAGGGGCTTTGGCACTTGGAGAAAATCGCTTGCGTTGCCGAGCTGACACCGAAGACCAAGCATTGGCTACCGACTCGGGAATACGCTGTAGTTAAAAGCTACATCGCAAAGCATGGCTCGTTGCCGAAGAATCTAATCGTTCGGCTTTCGGCTATGTTTCCCGACAAGTTGGCACTTGTTCCAGCATCGCTCAAGGGCATCAGGAATGTGACTGTCTCGAATGTCCATACTGATAAACCCTTGGGCAAAGAATGCATGGCACCAGCACAAGGTGGCGAATGCCGAGACTGTCGCGCTTGCTGGAGCTCTGCAGTTATTTCTTACAAACTTCACTAGGATTTTTTATGACGAAATACAAAGTGACGCACAAGGAAAACAACCAAATATGGTTGTGGACTGCAACAAAATTGCTAGATGTAGTTAATGCCGATAGATCACACAATTGGATTGACTATGACTTGCAAGATTTAAAAGAACACCCCGACCAAGTATTTGCATGGTTGCCCGAACTAAACATTAAGGAGACAGCATGAGATGTGATCACACAAAAGAAGAGAGCTGGTGGGAAAACGACGGACGAGGCATACCGCTAGCGCGCGTTTGCTTTAAGTGCAAAGACGAAGTGCTTTCCACATACGACAAGAGATTTTTAAGCTATTACACCCAAGCAGATACAGACGAGCGAATTGAGGAGGAGGAATAACCATGGGAACACTTTTTATACACACCGCAGAGAGCGCGAAACAAGTTCTAAAAGAATACCGCGACCACAACATGCATGACACGCTATCCGATGCACTCGACAGCATGGAGGAGTGTTATGACGACTTGGACAATGAGGAGCGTAGCGCACTCAATAAGATTAAAAACAATCCCGCGCTATTGGATTGGGCGCGCAACACAAAGCCACTAGAAATAGAGGATTGGTGCGTTGTTGTGACATGGTCAGACGGCACAAGGGAGTCCAAGACCGATGTTGATTTGCCCAAGGGAACAATTGCTTCTTGGGAAATGGAAAGGAATGAATAGCATGACACAACTATATGGAGGCTGGTCAAACCACGCCACGCAATTTATCTTCTTTAAGCTTTTTGATGGATTTGATCCTTACGACCATTTCCCCGACGATCAAGCCAATATGCGTGATTGGCTATGGGATGAGCTAAGAATGTACGCTGAAATACAAGTGCGTGAATCTACCAAATTCACGAAGAACTTAGCTAATGACCTCGCGTTGCTGTTTCTCTTGGATGTCAACTGGACAGAGATTGCCAGCCATTTGTACGAAACTTATTCTTTGCAAGAAGATGGAGGCGTTGAGTGAGAAAGCTTTTTCTGATTGCCTGTTCCGAGTCTAAATTGAGCTATCCCGCGCGCGCTGTGGATTTGTATCAAGGACAAGCTTTCAAGCTCGCGGTTAAATCCGCGCTTAAAGCTGATGCCGACATACTGATTCTCTCTGCCCAGCATGGGGTAGTTCAACCCGACCAAATGCTTGAACCCTACGACTGCTCCCTGTTGCGTCGCTCGACCAGCTGGCGCGCAGAGTGGGCAAAGACTACAGCCAAACAGCTATCGAAGTACAAAGACCGCCCGACCACGATTCTCGCGGGCAAATTTTATGCATCGGCTGCGACTGGTTTTACAAACAAGAGCACACCGCTAGCTGGCTTGGGTATAGGCCAACAGCTTTCGGTGCTATCCAAAATGTCGAAAGGTACCAATGAATAAATACAAAATCACGGCCTCCAGCTTGAGCTATTACACGCTCGAGATCGAGGCTGAGTCTGAAGATGAGGCCTTTGCGCTAGGCAAAGATGCTGATGGCGGTAGCTTTAAGCCCGAGGGCGAAGGCGACTGGGTGATCACTAATGTGGAGCAAACAGCATGAAACTAGACAAGCTTATAGAGATGATCGAGCGCGCATACGAGCTGGGAGTGCAAGCTCAAAATGGCGATCCCGATCAGGCGTTATCCGAAGAGGTAACCAGCGAATGTGCCGAATTCTTGGCAGTTTGGGAAGAAGACTGGGGATCCTTTGAATCCATGGATATTGTGGACAAAAGAATATTGGAACTTGTTACAACTTTGAAAGGCAAATAACATGAAATATTACATAGGCGAAATACATGAGCGCAATGGCGACATGGAGTACGACACAAAATATTTGTTTGCCACTGCGGGTGACCCCGATGAGCACACCGAAACAGTGGCGATGGAGTGGCGCGGTAGTGATGAGAGCGATAAAGACGAATACCACGATGCATACTGGTCTGACGGCACATTAATCTTTGACCATGGAAGCACAGAAATACCTAAAGAAGATTTTGAGGTGTTAAGTAAATATTTATCAGTTCTTTAAGGAGGCACCATGAGCGTTCACCTAAACACCCTCACCAACATCCAAGAGATGTATTTCGATGTATGCGATTTGCTCAGGGGTGAATCCTACCAATCCATGGGCTACACAAACCGCAAAGAAATGCTTGAAGAATTTCAAGAAAAGCTTGCGCGCGTAGAGTCTGAATTCAAAGCCTTGACTGGCTTACAACACGCAAACGATTGAGGCAACATGAAAACCATTATTACCATGAGAGCCGACCTAGCCGAAGAGGGGCTAGCTGTGCCAGCATCCACTACTTTCAGCAATTACGACACCCTAGATGATGATATTTTTATCACCGCAGAAGAGCTGGAAGGCGCAACCTATGGAGATGATCCCGCTCACCCCGACGATCATCCATTTTGTTATGTCGAGCTGAAAGATGGGCGGTCGCTGTACTTTATGAGTGTTGATTTAGATTTTGATGAGTCAAATACCAAATACGAAGAATGGAAGGTAGTAGCAACCGACCATTCAGGTGAAAGATATGCGGTTGGCAGATCGGTTTTTTCTTACGGAAAATACTCCTATGAGAAATATCCTAGAACTTTCAAATCAAAAGAAGGAGCAGAGCGCAAGGCAAAAATTTTAAACTCTAAGGAAACACTATGAATCAAGAAGAACGCGAAGCATTTTTGGATGCTTACGAAAACAATGTAGGGCATTTGCCAAGAAACCTTGTCGAAGACTTTGTTACACGCTACGAGACGGGCGAAGACATAGACTACAGTAGCGAACACACGGCCACCATGGACGCGCTGGGTGTGTGGCACGAAGGCGTCAAGTACGCTATCAAGAAGTACGCAATCAAAGCAATCTAGAGAAACCCACGCAGAGACTCGGCAACCTCCACAGTTCCGAGTCTCTGTTCTGTATCGTTGAAATCCTCCCCAGCCTCGCCTAGCCAGTAGGTCGAGGCTATTTTTTTGGCACTTCTTACGCCTGTCTCGTCGTTATCCGCGATAACCAGCGGATTTACCAAGCTCGAGGCTATATCTACCATGTTGTTTGCCGAGAAACACACATGGATTCGAGCTGGGGCGCGCAAATGTTTCATCGCACGACGCACTGACATCCCTGTCGCCAGCCCCTCGCACACGATATCGCGCCCTTCTTTCCCGATCACGAGGCTAGCTCCTTTGGTAATCTGTCCTGTCAGGAATCTTTTGACACCATCTGGGGCTATTAATTGGCAACCTACTAGCAAAGAACCAACGCGCATTGGCACTACGAGTAACTCTTTCCACACCGATAAGTTCATATCGAAGCCCTTCCTAACCATGTAGGGGTGGCGGGACTGGGTGGTTTGGCTGATGATGTAGGACGCTTTTCGCTGGGCTTTCTCCTGTCGCTCGAGGCGTTCCTTCTGCAGCTGCTGGCGGATTGCTACAGCATGAGGGTCGTAAACATAGTTTGATGTTGACTTGTAGATTTGGTGCTTGTCGTGTACTGCGAAGTTAATCACCGCGCCAGCTTGACCATCGAAGATGTACGCGCCATTCTTCTTTTGCGGGTGGTCTACTGTGCCAACCCTGATCCATTTGTTTAGCTCGAGGCCATTTATCAGTAGGCCATGCTCAATTGCAAAGCTCTCAAAACTCATCTTCATGCTCCAATCTCGCTACTTCCTGTGCAAACTGTTTCAGGGCTATCAAATCGCCCTCCAGCACATGACAATCGAAGACAAACTTCTTAGACCTCACATCGAAGACCATCTTTGTGAGCACCAAGATGCCACAGTCGTAGGCTAAATCTGCCAGCTCTCTGTTACTCATCTCGGTGGCTTTCATACACGCGCCTTTGCTTTTGACCACGCTATATTCCTTGACTTAATGAAGTTCGCGGTGGTAACTGAGGTAGGGCGGGTGGTCTTTTGTAAGCCATTAGGCCAGTATCCGTACTTCTCTTTGTATTTAAAAGCAGCCCATCCATCTTTGTAGTCTCTAGACTTTGCGTAATACAGAAGCTCAGAGTAGAAGTTCTGATTCTCAGCAAGAGCCTGTCTACTGGTCATGCCCAGCTCGTGGAGCTCGCCAGCCACAGTAACCACTTGCTTGAGGCGTTTTTCATGACCACAGAAACCGCAGACATTGCTATCCCAAATCCATAGGGAGCTACAAGCTGGACACTTGGCTGATGCCTTCTCTTTCTCGGTCAGCTCCTTCTTGGTCTTTTCTTCACTGTCATCCAGATCAGTCACGCCCTCGCTGAATAGTTTGTCCCAATCGTTACGAAACCTTAGATAGTTACCTGAATGATCTAGCCAGACGCCAAACTTCTTACCTTCAAACGGGCGCATGATGCGTCCCATCTGTTGGACATGACTACTAAAGGACTTAGAAAAGGGTCTGGCAGAGACTCCAATCATCACATCAGGGACGTCAAAACCTCTAGTTAGTATGTCCGTGGCTATCAGACCATGAATATCGGAATCAGGCTTGCTGAATTCCTCGATAGCGTCGGCTTTGAACTGGTCATCCTCTTTATACGAGATGGCTACGAAGTTGAAACCCTGTTCTTTGAATTGGCGCTCGAGGTCACGACCATGATCCACACCAGCACAGAACACCACAGTCTTTTTCGGACCACCAAAAAGTTGGTTTGTGTTTTTGATCCACTCGCTGACGATATCCCCCGTGATCTGCATACCACGCTTGGTTACCTCTTCTTCCTTCCACTCGCCAAATGCGTTCTTGTCGGCGCCCGTCATGTCAATCTCTTTGGCGATAAAGATCTTGAGGGGTGTCAGCCAGCCACTCTCGATCAAATCACCCGTGGACTTTGCTCCCACTACATTCGAGTAAGTTGTTCCAAGCCCCTTGGTGAACGGGGTGGCAGTCAATCCGATTACCTTGAGGCTAGGATTCTTCTTGACATAGTCAATCACGCTCTTGCGCTGGACATGGCACTCATCGATGATCATGAGGTCGATGTCAGGAAAGGTATCGCGCTTCTCAAGGGTCTGTGCAGAGCAGATCTGAATGCGCTCCATGGGTCGATACCGCCAATGGTCTGACTGCATAACGCCGTGATTTATGCCGTAGCGCGCCAATCGCGTACTGGTTTGGTTCACCAGCACGATGCGATCAAGCACCATGGCCGTCTTTTTATACTTGGTAGACAGCTCTTTCATGATAGCCATGGCTACCTCTGTCTTGCCAAATCCAGTGGGAGCATAAAGCAGCTGGCACCTGTGTCCATCTGCAAACCCCTCGTCTATTTTCTGCACCACATCTAATTGGTGAGGTCTGAGTTCTAGCATCGATTAAGCCTTTTCTGCCTTCTCTGCACGGCGTTTCCAATATGTAACTTGTTTCAATAGGTCAGCATTCTTTTGCTGGTAGTCATTCCTCGATGAGGTAACGGAACGCAACTGTGCCTCGAGGTTTGAGACTTCTTTACGCAAAGAGCCAAGCGTGGACTCAATCTCTGCCTTGGCTTCTTGAGTAGCTGGAAGCTGTTTGATGGCCAGCTGGTCTTTGAGCTTGGTGTTCTCTTGCGCCAGCTCTTGATGCTCTGCAGCCATTTCTTTCAGCATATCTTCGTTGTGGTCGTATGCTTGAGGCTTTGCTGGCTTTGCTGGCGGAGCTGGTGGAGGCTTGGGAGTTGCTGGCTTACCGCCTTTAGGAGGCTTGGGTGGCTTGGGAGCTTTCTGTAAATCAAACTCCTTGCGAAGGCGACCGACAGTCATGTGACTCACATTACAAATCTTGGCTATCTTCCTGTCGTCCATCTCGCATATCTCAGGATCAGTCAAGGCCGTGATGACTGTATCGCGCTTCTCTTCATTAGTACGAGGCATACCATGGGTGGCATTTGCGCCAAGAGAGAAAATGAAAGCGGCGCGTTTTGTGCCATTTATTTGTTCGCACTCGATCTCTTTGAAGCCAGCCGCCTTGTGTGCGTGATAGCGGTGGAATCCGTCGGCTAGCCAGTAGTGCTTGCCGTCAAAGAAAACAGTAACAGGAGGCATTTTTACGCCGTCTAACAGAACTTCCGTGTAGTTTCTTACCGCCTCTTCACTAATGCTCTTGCGGGGCTGGGTACCGCCGTCCAATCTAATCTTGCTCAGTTCCAGTTTGATCATTTTCTTTCCTTTAATTTGTTATAAAAGTCTCTTGCCTTGATCCATTTCTGAATCACTTCTGCGCGCTGTGGTCGGCTCTTTTTGTGCTGTTCCCATGATAGAAATGGGTTAGGAGCCGCATCCCAAGCCGCTTGCCACTTAGCCTCATGAATTCGCAGATTCGCTACTGAGGCCATGTAGGCGTTGTAGGCTTCATCGATTGCCTGTTTCTTTGTTTTCATTCATCCTCACTCATCATAAAAACAGCTACACCAATAATCACAACGACCGCTCCGCCCATGATCAGCAACATAACTGCCCATGCGATTGTTTCAAGCATTGTTCTTCTCCTTTAATTGTTTCTCTGCCCACCTTGCCCCGTGCAAGAAGTCTTCTGATTTAGTTTTATCTTCGGGTACTTCGCCCCAGTCCAAGCCACGCCAAGGTTTCTTGTAGTCTTGGATGTCATCATCATCTTCTGCTTTTAATTCGTACTCTATTTCTATGCGCTTAGTCATACTTGCCCCCTTTCACAAAATCATAAAAAATGCAAAAAAGCAAAGCAGTTAAAGCCCCAACAAGAAAACCGCCCAAAAAATAATTTAATTGGTCTGGTGTCATTTTCTTATCTCCTCATACCATTCACTTCCACCTAGCCTGCAATTCTTTTTATCTTTCAAGTATGCGTTACTGCCTTTGCCAACCCAATAGGTTTGCGGTAGGGGTTTAACTTTTCTGTTGTGGCTACGCACAAACATCTTTGCACGAGGCAACCACCAAAATAAATGTTTACGTTCTCGCATCTTCATGTGTTTTTCTCCTTGTTTCTGTCCCACTGTTCTCCAAACAATTCGTCACCCATAGACCACTGCAAGAGCATGGTGTACATGGTGTGTTCTACGCCAGCTTCACAAGCCTTCTCCGCCCAATACAAACTGTTGTGCTTTGCGCCTTCTATGTATTGCTCCCTAGTCATGCGTACCCCCTCTCTAAAACAGTTAAGTGCTGTGGCTCATACCAACTGCAAATCTTTTCTTTCTCTGCAAATACAAGCACTTCCACCTGTATTGGCGGGTAGCGGTCATCAAATGCGGGGGCGGCGTGTTTTCTCTTGGTGACAACAGCAAACAAATCCTTGGGCAGAACAAATGAATCATGGATATAAACAAGATCACCTACATCTGCGGTGTGTGGCAAGCGATGCCCCGCCAGTCTGTATGCTTCTACCCGCCAGTTCTGTGCGCGTTTCTTGTTGTACTCGCAGTGTGGACATTCAGCCATGCGCTGTTCTAATGCGTTTTGTATGGCTACTATGGCATCTGCATACTTGTACCAAAGTTCACTGTTGTCAGTCTTTGATGGTGCGAGATGGTCTTGTGCAGCCCTCAATGCATCAAGCGCTTGGTTCAGCGCTTCATTACTCATTGTTCTTCTCCAACTTAGCCAGTCGGTCACCCAACTCGCGTATCAGCATCCGAGCCACGGCTAGATCGTCAGATAGTTTTAAGTAGTCATCCACTGAGATAGACATGAACTGCACACCTTCCGTTGGCACTTCATACACGGCGGGACGGCTTATCTTTTCCTCCCGTGTTGTCTTACGCATAGCCCTGATGTACTCTTGCTTAACGCGAGACTCCATCTCTATGCGGTTGAACTCTTCGTCTTCTGGTGTCATTCTTTTTCCTTTACAAACATAAGTAATGTGTTGCAGTCTCTAATGATCTCTGTTGCCAGCGATTTAGCGTCATCGTGTATGCCACGCTCTTGCTTGACGTTACGACAGCCCTCCATCATCTTCTCTATTGTTTGTTGAACAAGAACGCGCGTGTGGTAAAGCATTTCTGTATCTGTCATAACGGTGCCTCTGGTAACTTGTTACGCTGTTGCTGTTGATACAGCTCTTCCTGCTTCTTTGTCCACGGCTTTAGTGGATGTGTGGGAAATGGCCAAGTCATGGTTCCTCCTGTTCTAAAACTTCCTTGTGGCCGCATGTGTCGCAGAACCAATAGCTCCAATGCGGTTGTGTTGCTAGCTCACCGTTACAGACGGGACAAGTAGGATACTCGTCGTCGTCCAGCTGGTCATCAGAATATACCATATGCACCTCATGAAAATGTTGTAAGTCATCTGTGATATCACCAAGTCTGAAACTCCTTACCCGTTGACCCTCCCTCCCCAAGGAGGCGGGTCAAGGCTCTTTATCAGCGAGCATTGCCAAGTTTTTAAGTTGACTATCGGACTGCCAATCCGCCTCCCTTGCATTTTTGGATGCATCCATGGGGTATGTGTAACAAGTTACATCGCTGTTTATTCTTTTCGATTTCTCTACTCAGAGGCGCGGGTCACGCCGAGGTTCCGTGTTTTCTTCCGCGCCACCCATACAGGTGCTTACTAACGTGCGGAGTACGGTTGGCGTAGAAAGTACAGACGAAAAAAAGCCGCTTACAACTGCGTCCGGTAGGAACCTTACCTAAATACACCACTCGGTACTTAGGTAAAGCGGAACGCATGTGTAAACGGCTTTAACTACTCTGTCGCTTCCTACGGCAACAGTTCGGATTATACACAAAAAAATCCCCAGCACAAGCTAGGGATAAGTACGGCAACTGCGATCACCTGTACGAGATTATTCTATCCCGTAATAAGCGATCAGAGCTGCATCAGCAAATGCCTGACCAGCGCCTTTTTTGTCTAACTCCCTCCAGTCTGGCCACATCTGTATAGCCCGCGATCTGGCTGCATCTTTGTCTGTACCGATTAACCCAGCCC